AGAGACATCCGGTTTGAATTGGTAATTGCAGTTCTTGGTGTACCATGATGCGCGCTCGCGATCGAATTTGATGTTCGAACCGAAAGCAACAGAGTCATCGCCCTTGATGAGTAGGACACGGAAATCGGATAGCACATCAAGAATGACAGAGAGGTTAAAGAGGCAGTTGTCGACGAGGGTGTGAGGGGCGCCAGAATCCTTCTTGTCGTACGCAATGATGGAGATGAAGACATCGACGACGCTACGCTCGGATAGCTGTTTGCAGAAGTTGACGACTTCTTCTTCGCGGCAACCTAAACGCAGTAAGCAAAGAGAGAGCAGCATGCGACCGACGACATTCTGACTCGAGTCAAATTCGGACCAGTCGTTGGAAAATGATTGGTCGGTCGGTTCATGCAGCTGTTCCAGAAGAGAAAGGACTTGGAGGTCAGTCATGCCGGTCGCTAGGATGACGCGGCCGCGGCTCTGGCGGGTGAGGACGTGTTCCAACAGACGGCAGTGGATCATCATCTCAAAGTTCAAGTTCTTACTCCATGCGGAGATACCTTGACCTGCTTTATCTCGCAACAGGGGGTCTTGTTCCACGCTTGGTTTTTGTTGCGCCTTCAAGAAATTCTTAACAATGTTCACGTTCTGGTCGGTCCATGTGGAGATGTGTTTCAATTCCGAAAGGTCATGCCCGCGCTCGGTGAACTTGCGGCAAGCATCCACGAAAACGGCGTCTTTGATCTCTTGGTCTACGTCGAAGTCAAATTCCTTGAGTACCTTCTCGAAGAGCTTGTTAGCGAGAACCTGAGCTGAAGCGGATTTGGGGTTCTTAGTCATTTTTCCGAGACGGGCGAGAACAGATTTGCATGACATCATCTGGTTCGTTGGGCGGGTGATCTTAACACGTTGCGCAGTCGGCCAAACGTATTCAGCGTGGCTCTTGATCTCGACCTGATCATCTCGGGACAGTTCGTTGGATCGGAGGCTACCTTTAGCGCCGGGTGCGGAAGGGAGTTCGGTGGTGATGACAGAGTAATAGTCGGGCCTGGGTTCAATCGGAGCGATGTTCTCCAGAACTTTGTCGACATCAGCGTAAGAAGCGGCGCAGGTGGCGTACGGACGAGAGTCAGGGCAGAGCTCGAGGGAATCGCAGATGGGCTCACGTTTATCCTTTGCAAGTGCGTTGACGTTGACTGATGACTTGTCAGCGGGGATAGCGACGCGGAGATCGTCGTTGATTGCGCGCATGATGTCCGAACCGGTGGCATCGCAGATATAGAGTTGCTCGGTATGGCGACTCATACCAACAACGAGATGTTTTTCATTCTGCAGTAACGCTTTTTCACCAAGGGTCCCAACGTAGTGTAGGATAACGGTCGGGTAGGTCTTACCTTGTGCCTCGGCGACGGTTGAAACGTTTTGGTAGTTCTCATTAATGAGGACATTCTTATGTTCTTGCAGAAAGGTGAGGTGGGCTGCGCCGGCGATTTTGAAGTTGGCGGGGTCACGAGTGATGTACTTGATGGAAAGAGCGCGGGGGTTCTTGGTATGGATGCCAGGATAAAGGCGTTGAAAGAGGGGGGAGGAGACGACATCACCAGGACAGCGATGGGAGGTGCGGAAATGCATGCACGGAAGGGAGAAATCTGCAAGCGGGATGTTGTTCGGAAAGGTGCTTTGGAAATCGATGAAGCCAACTTGATTGCGGTCCCCCAAGAGGATGATCTTGTTCTCTTGTGCAAACCAGTTAATGAGAGCAGCCGGGTGGGTGAAGGCTTCGTCGATGATGACGTAATCGAATTTTGCCGTTGCCAAAGCGCGCATGGCCGTGTGCACGGTGT